TAACTGGAATATTAAGTGAAAAAGAAGACGGTGAACAATTAACTACTTTAGAGGTTCATGATATTGTATGTCATATTGCAGATGCAGTATTAGCGGGTGGTATTAGGAGAGCAGCATTAATTAGTTTATTTTCTGCTGGTGATCAAGAAATGATTGGTTGTAAATCAGGTAATTGGTGGGAAACAAATCCTCAGAGAGGAAGGGCAAACAACTCAGCATGTTTAATGAGACATAAAATAACTAAAGAGTTTTTCTTAGATTTATGGAAAAGAGTAGAATTAAGTGGATGTGGAGAACCAGGTATATACTTTAATAATGATAAAGATTGGGGTACTAATCCTTGTTGTGAAATAGCACTGAGACCTTATCAGTTTTGTAATTTATGTGAAGTTAATGTATCAAACATTGAATCACAAGAAGATTTAAACCAAAGAGTTAAAGCCGCAGCTTTTATAGGTACACTACAAGCTGGTTATACTCATTTTCATTATTTAAGAGATATTTGGCAGGAAACTACAGAAAAAGAAGCATTAATTGGTGTTAGTATGACTGGTATAGGTTCAGGTAGAGTTTTAGGGTATGATATGGAAGAGGCAGCAAAGGTTGTTAAAAGAGAAAATAGTAGGGTTGCTAAATTAATTGGTATTAATAAATCTGCTAGGACGACTACAGTTAAACCTGCAGGTACTACTTCACTTACATTAGGTACTTCTTCTGGTATACATGCTTGGCATAATGATTACTATATTAGAAGAGTTAGAGTAGGTAAAAATGAATCAATGTATGGGTATCTTAAAAATAATCATCCAGAATTAATAGAAGACGATTATTTTAGAGGACACGATACTGCAGTTATATCTATACCGCAAAAAGCACCTAAAGGATCCATTTTAAGAACTGAGTCTCCATTTGATTTATTAGAAAGAGTTAAAACAGTTGCAACTAAATGGGTTAAAGGTGGACATAATAGTGGTTCTAATTCACATAACGTATCTGCCACCATATCGTTAAAAGAAGAAGATTGGGAGTTAGCGGGTGAATGGATGTGGAATAATAGGGAACATTATAATGGACTATCAGTTTTACCATATAACGGTGGTACTTATGTACAAGCACCATTTGAAGATTGTTCTAAAGAAGATTATGAAAAAATGATGAAAACACTTACAGAAATAGACTTATCTAAAGTAGTGGAAGAAAATGATGAGACTAATTTAAGTGGAGAATTAGCTTGTGCTGGAGGTGCTTGTGAAATCACTTAAAATAATACTTTTAATTATATAAAAAAAGGTATCTCTTCGATACCTTTTTTTTTTATATAACCTTTTCTTTTAAAAAATTTATTGTAGAATATTTATATACATATGGCAGAGATAAGATATATAAATATTGATTTCCCCTTTAGGGATAGTGAAAAAGGTTTTTATTTCAAATTAAACCAAACAGATAAAGATGCAATTAAGGCGGATCTTTTACATCTTTTATTAACTAATAAAGGAGAAAGACTTTATATGCCTGAGTTTGGTAGTGATTTAAGAAAGTATATATTTCAACCCAATGATAGTATAACTCATAGTGAAATTAAAGATAATTTAAACCAAACTATAAAGAAATATATACCTAATTTAGTAGTTGATAGTATAGATTTCAAAAAAAATGATATAGAAGAATTAATAATAGTAGAATTAAAATATACAGTAATAGATGGCACTTTCTCATCTTCTGATATTTTAGAAATAACACTTTAAATATGAAAAAGAAGGTAAATTATAATAGTAGAAATTTTGCGGAAGTAAGAGCAGAATTAATTGGGTTTATACAACAGTATTATCCTGAAGTATTTTCAGACTTCAATGATGCATCTGTTGGTATGATGTTATTAGAATTAAATGCTGCAGTGGGTGATATGTTGTCTTTTCACACAGATAGGATGTTTAATGAAACACAAATAAATTACGCACAAGAAAGATCATCAATATTAGAATTAGCTAAAACTTTTGGTTTAAAAGTTCCAGGCAATAGACCTAGTATTACTATTGCGGATTTATCGGTTACAGTTCCTGTTGATCCAATTGGAGGAGACGGTCCTGATTATAGTTATGCCCCCATTCTTTTAAAAGGAACACAAGTTACTGGTGCTGGTAAGGTATTTGAATTACCGGATGATTTAGATTTTTCTTCACCATTTAGTAGTAGTGGTATACCTAATAGAACTGTTATACCTAACTTTAATGAATCTGGTGGTGTTGATAATTACGAATTAACTAAACAAGCGTTAGTAATAAATGGTATTACTAAACAGTATAAAAGAGTTATCAGTAGACCAGATTATAAACCATTTTTAGAAGTTATTTTACCTGAAGATAATGTTATATCCATTGAAAATATTATTACATTAGAAGGTACTAATTTAACTACTCCACCAACCCTTAAAGATTATACAGATTTTAACAACAACTTTTATGAAGTAAGTGCATTAGCAGAGGCAGAAAAATTTATAGAAGATCCCAACACACCAATAACTACTGAAGGTATTATACCGGGAAGATGGAGAAATATCCCTCAAAGATTTATTAGTGAGTATACAGACAACGGATTTTGTAAAATCACTTTTGGTGGTGGTGAAATAGATACTTCTGAACTAAATGATTTTATTGGTTGTAGAGGACAAATAAACCAAATTGGTAATTTCGTTAATAATGGTTCGTTAGGGGTGATACCTGTGCCTGGAAGAACAATGTATATAAAATATAGAATAGGTGGTGGGGCAGATAGTAATGTTGGACCTAATGTTTTAACTGCATTAGGTGACGTATTTATAATTACACCTGGCGAAGATCAGACAATTAATTTAAATGTAGAAAATAGTTTATCTGTAAATAACCCTATTCCAGCTATTGGGGGTAAACAAAGACCCTCATTAAATGAAATAAGACAATTAGTAAAATATAATTTTGCTGCACAAAATAGATGTGTAACAGTAAAAGATTATTTAACACGAATAAATTTAATGCCAGGAAAATTTGGAATACCTTTTAGAACAGGTGTGTGGGAACAAAGAAATAAAGTTAGTGTCACAATTTTAGCTTTAGATGAAAATAGTAAGTTAACTAATCAGTCTACTGATACATTAAAAGAAAATATTGCAGAATACCTATCAAATTTTAGGATGTTAAATGATTATGTAACAATTAAAGATGGTAGAATTATTAATTTATCATTTGAAGTATCTTTATTTACAGATAAAACTACATCTAAAGGAGAGATTATGTCTGATGTCATAGAATCAGTACAAGAATACTTTGATATTGAAAAATGGCAAATGGGACAAAACGTTTATTTGGCACAATTAATTGAAAATATCAATAATGTAGGGGGTGTTCTAAATGTTACAGATATTAAAATTTTCAATAAAGTGGGGGGTAAATATTCTTTAAATGAGATATCCCAACCATATTTTGATCTCGCATCTAAACAAATAGACATTTCTAATGATTATACTTTATTCGGTGAACCAGATGCAATGTTCGAAGTAAAATTCCCCAATAAAGATATAAAAGTTAGGTTTAAATAGTTACTTTTAACTTAATATGAATTAGTTTTAAGAAAAATAGAAATTATGGGATGTAATACATGTAAACAAAACAATGAAGCATATGATAAATCAGATGGTATAGAACTTAAATTAGTGCCAGACAAAGTTGCAAACGGAGAATTTAATGATTTAAATATAATTTTAAAATTAACTACAGTTGTAGTTATATTAGCAGCATTACCTTTTATTCTTTGTGCACTAAGTTTACAATTAATTTTAACTATGTTCACACCCGTTTGGTTTGAAAAAATGAAAGTTAAATGGTCAAATTATTGGAGAAGAAAATTTAGAGGTACTCACGAACAAACAATTATTAATAAAAATAATGCAGAAATAAAAAAGAGAGAAAAACAATTTAAAGATACTCCTAATTATAGTGCAGAAATATTCGAAGAAGTGTCAGTGGTTAATAATAACGAAGAAAGTGAATAAAAATAAGTATGGCAAAATCTGTTCGTATAAGGACAACACCAAATGGAGAAGACAAATATGTTAAAGTCGAACTTAAACAAGATTTTGACTTACTAGAAATTCTAAGTTTAAAAATAAAACAATCCGATGTTTATGGTAATTTTTGTTCTGATCATGGTGTAGTAGCTGGTAGAATAGTCATCAATAATGGTTTTGGTGTACCTAATGTAAAAGTATCAATCTTTATACCTAAAAATTCTGATAACCCAATAGTTAATCAGTTATATCCTTACGATAGTCCTACACCAGATATAAAAAATGTTAATGGTATAAGATATAATTTATTACCTGATACCCAACAAAAACTAACACACACACCAATAGGTACTTTTCCTGATAAAATTAGTATTTTAGATGATAAAACTAATTTAGAGATTTATGAGAGGTATTACAAATATACTACCACCACTAATGAATCTGGTGATTTTATATTATTTGGTGTTCCCACAGGAAATCAAATACTTCATTATGATATGGATGTTAGTGATATTGGTTTTATATCTGCAAGACCTTATGAATTAATAGAACAAGGAATACCTAAAGAAAATTTTGCTTCACCATTTAAATACAAAACTAGTAGAAATTTAGATAGTTTAACACAGGTAATAAGTAAAAACATTGCAGTTGAAGTTGAGCCTTTTTGGTGTGATAGCTTAAGTACTGGTAGAGTTATTGGTATAACTAGAAGAGACGTAAGTATTGATCAATTAGAGTTAATACCAACCGCTATGTTTTTTGGTAGTGTTTTATCAGATGATGAAAAAGATTCAGTAAATAAAAATTGTCGTCCAAGAAAAAAAGCTGGACAAATGGATGAAATGATTACTGGTGGTGGACAAGTTGAAGCAATATATAGGACAATTGATGGTGATATTGAAAAATATGATGTACCAGAAGATGCAATAGATGAAAATGGTACTTTTGCAATGCAGTTACCAATGAATCTAAGAAAGGTAGTAACAGATGAGTTCGGTAATTTAATTCCTAGTCCTGATGGGATAAAAGGTATTGCAACAGAAGCAGATTTTAGGTTTAGAATTAGTATGGATGCAACTAGTGATGATAAACGATTAAGACAAAGAGCAAATTTTTTAGTTCCTAATTTGACGGGTAATTATAAATTCGACAACTATGATTTAGAGGAATTACAAGAACAAAAACCATATAAAATAAATCAACAATTATCCACATTCACTCAAAATACACCTTATTCTGCGGATACTACTAATCAATATAATTATCTTGAAGATTTTTATACGTTAAGATGGAAAAAAGTATATACGGTTAAACAATATATTGGTAGATATCAGTCTAATAAAAGAGATCAAAATAGAAATTTTATAGGAATTAAAAAAATAACAGATGGT